TGCCCCCCCCCCCCCCCCCCACCCCCGGGGGCCCCCCGGGCCCCCCCGCGCGGGGGGCTTTCCTGTTAGTCGCTCACGCTCACACGTTCTCGGGGAACGTCGAGGTGTCGATGACGTAGCGATACCGCAGACACTCACCGTGAAGACTGCCAATGCGCATCGATCAGAACCTCGCGTGGCATTTCCCCGTATTTTTTCGGCGTCGCAATGCCGTACGCAAGCAACGGGTTTGCCTGCAGCAAGGGCTCAATGACAGTTCCAAGCCAGTCCTCGCAGAGGCCGGAACGACTCGCTAGATCATGGAGAGCGGCGAGAATCTGATAGGCCGAGTGTTTGTCGAAGGAGCGATACGTGCGCTGTATTCTGCGCTTAGTGTTCTTCTGCATAGCCGGCTCATCCGTCACGGCAGTGTTCCAGAGTCTGCCATAGTGCGAACACCGATTGCGCAAGTAGACAAAAGAACGGACTTGCGAGGGAAGGACAGCCCGTGAAGTATTCAGCGACTCTGCCATGTCATCAAGAACTCCAGACTCCCCGGAGGCCGTGATCATACGAGACAAGCAGCCAAAGCTGAGGGCTTCAACAGCCACCCATATTGGCATCCTGTCATAGGCTTCAGGCTTATATCGTGTCCCCTGTTTAATTTCGTCGCGGTAGTGCTCAACAAATAGATCATTACTACGGTCCAGGTCAGACAAAATACGCTCTTCTACTGGATCGATTTTTTCCGATGGAGGCCGAGTAAAACCCAATCCATGAGCAAAAGAACCAACAGGCCCAACGCAAGTGCCATAGTGGTAGGCAAATCGTGTTCTCAGAACGATTTCACACGTGGCCAGTAGACGTTTACAAGCATCCGCAAGCTCCTGCTCTGCCTCATACAGACTGTATATCCTGCTAAAGCTGGTGCCCATGATGAAGTCATCGTCACCGTAGTCTGGGTCTTTCTGCCAGTAACGGAAATACCCCGAAAGCCGATAGTAGCTCACACAAGACAAAACTCGAGCGGCAGCGCTTTCATCCTCGATCCGCATACCACGTCGTGCGAGCAAATCCAGCTGCTCATCGTAGCTCAGCCAATTTTTCTGCATCGCCAGCATCCTCGCTGATAAAAATGGCCCCGGTCATTTGTGCATTGCTGAAGCAAGAGGCCTGACCGGGGATCTGTTAGTAACAAGACTACAACACTCCCCCACTATGAGCAAGTAGGTGCTGAACGATCTCGGGTTAGACGCAACACAGCGCAAATCAACACTAGAAAACAGGAGCTAATACCTACCGATGCAGGATTGTCCTGGCAGGGCGTCACCAGAGAATCGCAAAGCCCCGAGCCAAGTGGCCCGGGGCTTTCCTGGCAGTGGACCAAAGGGGATCACTGCGGATACAAAAGCTGTGGTGGGTGCATTTTGAGGCGCGGTGGGTGCAAGGTTGTACAGAGTGGGTGCATCCCTAGGCGCGGGTGGGTGCATGTCGTTGCGTGAAAACGATCAAGCCCCGGAGCGATCGCGAGCTTCGGCACCATCACGGGGGTCACGCCTTGTCCGAGGCGTCGTCGTCGGGAACGCCAGCACAGCGGGTGCCGCCAGAGAACGAGCCACCGGTGCGTGCTTCTTGGCGTCAGAGGTCCAGGAAGAGGTTGATGTCGCCCGGGTCCGGGGTGTCGTCCAAGTCGGGGGCGTGGGTGAAGCCCAAGCGTGTGGCCACTGCGATCGAGGGGGTGTTGTCCTGCTTGGTGAGGACCCGAATCCGGTGCCCTGACCAGCGTGGGCGCGCGGCCTCGATGAGTGCGCGGCAGGCTTCGGTAACCAGACCTGATCCCTGGAACTCAGGTCGGATGCGGTAGGCGAGGTTGAGGACGCGCTCGTCACGGAACGTGCGCGCGGCCAGCCCCACGTAGCCGACGTAGGCGTCCGATTCGAGCATACGGGCCGTGCAGTAGCCAATACCGTCCGTCTCCCAGTCGCGCAGCCAGTCCTCGAGCCGTTCACGCGCCTCGTCAATACTGCGGTCGGGACCAGAAGGGTTAAAGAGGTTGACCTCGGGCATACGGCTCAGTGCATACAGCTCCTCGAGGTCGGTGAGCTGCACGGGCCTCAGTGAGAGCCTCGAAGTGTTGACAGCGTCCATATCCACCTCCATGTCACTGTTGCTGCTGGGGCCACGTGGTGTCATGTTGCGGAGCAACCGATGGTGGCCCCCCACCATTCTCACACGTGTCTCCCCGGTGGTGCCTGCGTTAGGTTTTAATGATACATGAGCGACTGTTGTTCAGGGGCTCAACGAACCTTGCGTGACATCGGTGAAGCGAGGACTCATGAGCGATGAAGAATCCGGATTGCCGACTCCAAGTGAACCCAATGTTGAGGAATTCGCCATCAAGGACTATCGGACTGATGAGTATTCAGAGGTGCGAACACTCGAAGAAGCGATCGAACTACGGAGTGCCAAGGCATGCTTCCGAGATGTGACTGAGTGAGAATTCGCTGCCAACTCTCCGTCGGGTATGAAAGAAATCGGGGTTCCTGAGCTCTTGGTCGGGCCGACGTAGCTGTCGGATGGAGATGATCGCCAATAGCTTGTGGAGCCACTCACCACAGCGGTCAAATGCTCGTGCCGTCGTTGAACGTGATGGTGATTGTTCCGTCGGGGTGGATGGTGGCGTGGTCGACGAGGGCTCGCCAGGCCTCGGGGGTATAGGTGATTGCGGGGTTCTTGCTGCGGTACTGGTGGAATGCGGTGATGGCCGCGCGCTTGGCTTCAAGTTCGTGCAGCTGCCTTTCGAGGGACTCGATTGCGCTGAGGTGGACTTGGTAGTCGGCTTCGAGCCGAGCCTGTTGGGCCTCGAACGCGCCAGGGTCGAAGCCAGCGTGTGCTGCGGCTTGAATGAGCTGGTTGATACGGCCTGCCACGCTGTCACGTGCGGCGACCGCCTGTGCGAGCTTGTCCTCAAGATCACGCGAGTTACCAAGCTGAGCGAGAGCAGCCTCAAGTACCTCTGGGCTTGGAGATGGCGCGAATTGCCCTATTGCCTGCTCAAACGTGGTAATTATTTCATCGTCTGTGATGTGCCTGGAGGTGCAGGGGGTCTCATTTGTTTTGTCGTATCTCCGGTTACATCTCCACACTCGCTTTTCATACTTGCTTCCTGCGTGCCAAGTCTTAGACCCGTACCATCCCCCGCAGCACCCGCACTGGATTCGGGAAGCAAATGGATGCGCGAAAGATCGTGGCCGGGTTGAACGTAGCTCAATTTCTCGTTGGACTTGGTCCCATACGGCTGGGGCAATGATGGCCTCATGGTTACCGGTCACGTAGTACTGCGGGATCTCTCCTTCGTTGCGTTTAGTGGTTTTCGTCAGGAAGTCCACGGTGAAGGTTTTCTGCAGCAGCGCGTCGCCCTTGTATTTTTCATTGCGCAGGATCGAGTTGATGGTGGACACGTTCCAGGTCTTCTTCCCCAAGGGCGTAGGGATACCATCTTCGGTCAGGTGTGCGGCAATGGTTTTGGGTGAGTGCCCTGCCAGGTATTCCCGGTAGATGCGTCGCACGATCCTGGCCTGGTCTTCATCAACAGCCAGGCCCCCGTCGTCGCCTTTCTTGTAGCCCAGCAGGGAGGCGTAGGGCACCATGACCTTGCCTTCCGCAAAACGCCTGCGGTGTCCCCAGGTGACGTTCTCAGAGATGGAGCGGGATTCTTCCTGGGCAAGGCTACTCATGATGGTGATGAGTAGTTCGCCTTTCGAGTCCAGGGTCCAGATGTTTTCTTTCTCGAAGTAGACCTCCACTCCGGCTTCTTTGAGGGCCCGCACGCTGGTGAGCGAGTCGACGGTGTTGCGGGCAAACCTGGACACGCTCTTGGTCACGATCAGATCGATACGGCCAGCCAAAGCGTCGGTGATCATGGTTTGGAAGCCCTGCCGGTGCTTCGTTGAGGTTCCCGAAATCCCCTCATCGGCATACATGCCAACAAACTCCCAATCGGCCCGGCCTTGGATGTAGTCGGTGTAGTAGTCGATTTGTGCCTGGTAGGAGGATTGTTGTTCTTCCAGGTCCGTGGATACTCGCGCGTAGGCCGCGACCTTACGCCGGGAGCGCACCGTCGTAGGAGTGAGCGTCTTGGCGGGCCGTGCCGGGATGGTGGTGACGGTGGCCATGGGGTTACTCCTTTCCTGCCATCACGGGCTCAGCGGTGTGCGCGCCTCGTTTCAGAACAGTGACTTTCCCGCTGGGGTAGACGGTGACCTGCTCGAGACGCTCAAGGACTTGCTGGTCATCCCACTCGCCTAATCCCAGGTGGGCGGTGATAGCGCTCTTGAGCTGGGCTTCCCTGATCTGAGGTGCCCGGCAAGGGTTGCCTTGCCCCCTCGTGGCGGTTTCGCACCACCAGTACTTGTAGGAGATGTGCTTGCGGGTTTTGGTGCGCCGGTGGAAACGCCGCCCGCACTGGCTGCACACCACCCGATGAGTGAGCGCACACGTCCCGCCACTAGGGGTCAGGGCTCTGCCACCGGATTGGCGTCTGCGGGCGAGCTCGTCTTGGACCCGCCTCCAGGTGGCCTCGTCGATGATGGGAGGGTTTGCTCCCTGAACCCAGTACTTGGGTAGTGCCCCGTCGTTGACGACGAGCTTTCCTCCAGGACCGTCGGTGTAGGTGGCTTGCAGCATTTCGTTTCCCACGTAGCGGGGGTTTTCCAGCCAGGTGCGGATCACCGAGCCGAGGAAGTTTCCTCCTTCTCGTGCGCGCAGCCCCTCAGCGTTGAGGCGGTCGGCAATAGCCTCGGGGCTCACCCCGGCCAGGTACTCGTCAAAGACGCGGCGCACAACCTGGGCCTCATCGTCGTTGATGTGCAGGCTCCCGCCTACCCAGGTGTATCCGTAGATGCGGTGGGAGTTGGTGACACCGGTCTTGTACCGGTTGCGGATCGCCCACTTCACGTTCTGTGACAGGGAGCGGGATTCTTCCTGGGCGAAAGAAGCTAACAGGGTGAGCATGAGCTCACCTTCCGCGCTGGAGGTGTCGATGTTTTCTCTCTCGAACCGCACCGCCACCCCCAGGGCTGCAAGCTCGCGCACGCATGAGAGCAGGTCGACGGTGTTGCGTGCCAGGCGGGAGATGGACTTGACCAGCAGGATCTGGAAGTCGCCGGCTCTGGCGTGGTCCATCATGTCAGCGAACCCGGGCCTTTTTCTGGTGGTGCCGGAGATTCCTTGGTCGGTGTAGATCCCGGCGAACTGCCAGGCAGGGTTAGCGTGGATGAGCTTGGAGTAGGCCGAGACCTGAGCAGCAAGGGATCCTGCTTGGGTCTCCGACATGGTTGAGACCCGGCAGTAGGCGGCCACGCGGATGCGGCTGGTGGGTGTGCGTCGTGGTGTAATGGTCTTCAAGTCTGGGCTCATCTGCTGCTCCTTTCTGCCCGCGTGGGTCTCGCCGGTGGTGTTCTGGTGTGTGACATGAACGCTCTACACGCCGGGTTTATCAAGTCCTGGCGCGGGTAAACACCACCCTGGTCTCATCCCAAGAAGCGGCGAGCTGGCGGTGAATGGCGCGTACCTGACTGGCGGTGAGCAGCCCTCGGGAGGCAAGGGCATCAAGGAAGTCCAGGTCTGCTGCCGTCTGGGTTTCTGCCCGCCAGTACGCGCCCGTGGTGCGGCTGGTCATGGGCGACCACCCCGGGTTCCGAAACGGGTGCGGATGTAGCAGGCGTGCGTGCAGTACTTGCGGTGCTTGTTGCCATACGCCTCGAAGGTCGCCCCGCAGCCGGCACAGGTGTGGGTGGTGATGGCGCGCCGCTCAAGCATCATCGGGTGGGTGTGGGGTCCAGGTAGGTGAACAAGAGCCCCTGGGAGATGAGCTTGTTAAGGCTGTTACGAGCCCGAACGAGACGTTCGTGGGTGTATTCCCATC